AAGCGGAAACTAGAATGGTCACTCATCAAATATCAAAACATTTGAAAGACCATTTTCCAATTTGTTATAAGTATTTGATTGATTAATATGGCATATGGAGGATTTGACGTATATAAGATATATCTAGGTGTTAAGTTGCATTTTACTACAGATACCTATGATTATTATAAATATAGTGGAAAGGTAAATGCAACATTGGATTCATTTACTAAAAGGAAAGATAGATACTTCTTCTACAAGTTATCTACAAGATATAGTCCAAGTGAAGTGCTTGAATTCTTTGTAAGTAATTTTGTTGACGATAGTAAAAAATGGATAGGAAATTTATTAAATGACGATGGACACAAAACCTACCTCAATTACAGAAAATATTTTGAGTCTTTTGACTACAGTTTACGAAACAGTATTAATAGTATTGTTTATGACTTTAGCAGGAGGGGTATTTCTTTTGATGATGGTTTCAGCGTGGTTAATGGGCAACATCCAAGAATGCTACGCTTACTTATTCAAAGGAGAGTTAATTTCCCAACCGCCATCATACTTGACTCGGTTCTTGATTTCATTAAAGTATGGGATAAACAAATTACGGAAAAAATTGTGTGGACTGATATGTCCAGAAAACTCAAAAAAATGAGACCATTTATCTCATTTAATAAAACGAAAGCGAAATTAATAATGAAGGAGATTATAACTAGTGAACTCAAATCTTGATAAGAAAATAAATGGTACGTGGACTGTACAAGAAATATTAGAAGCAATGGAGGTTATATTAAATGGAAGAGTTAGATAGAAGTTACGAAGTCATAGACAATTTCTTACAACCAAGAGTCTTTGACATAATGCAGAAAAAGATAATGAATAACTATTTCCCTTGGTTTCATTATGACACAATAGTGAGAGAAGGTGAAGATAAAAAAGATTTAACATTTTATTCAATGCATATGTTATATGATAATGATAGACCAACATTTTCTAATTCTTTTGAAATAATGGATCCAGTTTTAGGTGAGTTAATGAAACTTGATGACCCTAAATTTCGTATGAATACTTTAATAAGAGTAAAAATTAATAACTATCCTAATCAAGGTGTGTTTAGGGAACATACTATGCATACAGATTGGCCGAGTAAGGGTGGTTTAAACCGTAAGGCGTGTTTATTTGGTATAAACACTTGCGATGGATATACCAAGTTAGATAATGGAAAAGAGTCAGTTAAAATTGATAGCAAAGCAAATAGAGCAATACTATTTGATCCAACCATTCCACATTGCAGTACAAATACAACAAACGATACAAGGAGAGTTAATATAAACTTTAACTATTTTTAATGGAACATATAGTAGTAGATAATTTTTTAGAAGAAAAACATTTTAAAGACGTAGAATCAAAGATAATGGGTAGATACTTTCCTTGGTTCTATTATGATACAATAGTAAAAGAATCTGAAAGAGGTCAAATCGGTAATCAATTTTTTAATATGCATATGTTATATGATAATGATAGACCAACATTTAATACATCTTTTGAATTAATGGATCCAATTTTGAGTAAATTATTTGAACGTAATGATGATTATAAGTTGAGAACTTTATTAAGAGTAAAAATAAATTCATATCCTAATCAAAATAAATTTATTGAACATAGTATGCACCAAGATTTTTATCCAGATAGTAAATATCCATATAAGACGTGTCTATTCTGTTTAAACACGTGTGATGGTTATACAAAACTTTCAGACGGTACTAAAATTAATAGTGTTGCAAATAGAGCAATCTTTTTTGATCCAACTTTAGACCACGCAAGTACAAACACAACAGACCAACCTAGGAGAGTTAATATCAACTTTAACTATTTGTAATTATGATAATGACAGATAAAGACGCTGAAGATTTACATAATCAGATAAAAGAAATGCAAGAAGATAAAAGGTCTGCTAGAGTATTCTGTATTGGTAATGGTGAAAGTAGAATTGGTTTAGATTTAGAAAAGTATAAACAATTTGGTAAGATATATGGTTGTAATGCCATTTATAGAGATTATCCAAATTTATGTGATGTGTTAACTGGTGTAGACCACGGCATAGTCCACGAAATGTACCACGCAGGTATGGCACAAAAGATACCTTGTTATTTTAGAAATTGGACTAAAGTGCCTGCTCAATCATATGACGCAGTTATGGAAAGTGGAGTACCTAAAGAAGATTTAGAACTAGCAAAGAAACTTGGTGGCATAGTTAGTAATGAACGTGGTGAGAGTAAAGAATATGTTTTACACGGTGCTAATTTAAAAGGTGTAGTGAGTATATTAAAAAAAGATGGTGCAGTTACTAAACAAAATGTCCTTAATTCAACAATCAAAGTTAGTTGGATAAAAGAACCAGACTACTCACACTCATTAGATGATATATGCGACCCTAGAGACCACGGTTGGGCGTGTGGACCTTCTTCTGGTTTGATTGCAGTTAAGAGAGAGAAACCTTGTGAAGTGTATATAATAGGACACGATTTATATAGTCATAATGATAAGATTAATAACATATACAAGAGTACCAAGCATTATACAGCAAAAGATAATAGTCCAACACCAGCTATTAATTGGATTAACCAATGGAAGACATTAATGGAATGGTATCCAAAGATACACTTCTATAAGGTTAATAGATATAATGATGGTAGAGATAAGGTAAATGGACCTATTGAAGAGTGGAAGAATTTATCAAATATTAAATACATAGATTATACCACAGTTGACAATATGCTCAAATAATGTTATATTAGAGATAATATAACTTGTATAAATAATAATGATCCCGATAATATAGGGAACACAAATACAACGAATATAAACATATAAGGAGATATACGAATATGGATTTTGAAACATTAAAATCATCATCAAGTAACTTTGATAAGATTACAAAGGCACTTGAAAAGAACCTCGGTCCCGAGGATCAAGCAAACAAAAATAAGTATCAAGACGATAGATTCTGGAAACCAGAACTAGATAAAACTGGAAATGGTTATGCCGTTATCAGATTTTTACCTGCGTCTGAAAAAGAAGAAATGCCTTGGCAAAGAGTATGGTCACACGCATTTCAAGACAAAGGCGGTTGGTACATTGAAAATTCATTAACAACTTTAAATACTAAAGATCCAGTTAGTGAAGATAATACAAGATTATGGAATACAGGTGTAGATAGTGATAAGGATATTGCTCGTAAGAGAAAAAGAAAATTATCATATTATTCTAACATCTATATTGTAAGTGATCCAAAACATCCTGAAAATGAAGGTAAGGTATTCTTATACAAATATGGTAAAAAGATATTTGATAAGATATCAGAAGCAATGCAACCTCAATTTGCGGATGAAAAAGCAATTAACCCATTTGATTTTTGGAAAGGTGCAAACTTTAAACTGAAAATTAGAAAAGTTGATGGCTATTGGAACTATGATAAATCTGAATTTGAAGGAGTTACGCCAATTGCAACTGAAGACGCTAATATAAAAGCGATATGGGCGAAACAATATCCTTTGAAACCTTTTGTAGACCCTAGTAATTTTAAATCTTATGAGGAACTCAAAGAGAAACTGAATAAGGTAATTATGGGTACACGAAGCACCGAAACTGTTGAAACAGTTGACCTCCCACAACAGGTAAATGGTAAGGTGAAAAGTACTAACGTTGTGAACTCTAAACCTGCTAGTGAGGAAGACGATACATTGTCTTATTTTAGCAAATTGGCAGACGAAGAGTAAACCTTTCTCTCTCAAATAAACGTTAAAACTTAAAGGGCACCTAGTAATAGGTGCCCTTTTTCATTATAAATAGTAGTATGGCAAATATATTTGGACCACTAAAGGATAGACAAGCAGGCGTACTAAAGTCAGCATCCTGGTATAGGAATGCTGTACAAGGCATAGTACAGAAAGCAACTGCTACTGGTCTTATGAGAAGTGGAAAACTGAATAGTAGACCTAGTGCAGGACGTTTGAATATGTATTTTTATGACCCTAAAACTAAAAAGAAACTACCATATTATGATACATTTCCATTAGTTTTACCAGTAGATACATTTAGAGGTGGTTTTGTAGGTTTGAACTTCCATTATTTACCATACATAATGAGATTTAGATTATTACAAGACATACAAAAATATGCTAGTAATACGCAATTTGATAGAACAACAAAGATAATGGCGACATATTCTACACTTAAAAATATACCTATGATTAAACCAACGATTAAGAAATATTTGTGGCGACACGTAAGGTCAAACTTTTTAAGAATAGACGCAGATGAAATGGCTATTGCAGTATATTTACCAGTACAACAATTTAAGAAAGCACCAGCTAGTAAAGTTTGGTCAGACAGTAGGAGAGCAATCTGATAAAAAATGGCAAAGAGAACATTATGGAGAGTTTTGATAGTTAAGTTAAGAATGTGGTATGCTGACGTTAGAGGACACCACGGACATAAATGGAACTACGAACCATCCGAGCATTATATGGGTAGACACAAAAATAGGAAATAGATATGGCAATATTTAGAGCAGGTAAACGTATCGGTAATATGGATATCCGAATAGGACTTCCAAGAGATAGAACATTAGAGAACGTTGAAGGCGATAAAAGAATAAAAGAAAGACCATTAGGTGGTAATCAACAAACATCTATTGGTAGATTTATTTCAGAACTTAATTCTGGTGAAGGTATTGCTAGAGGAAATAGATATCTAGTTAAATTTTATCCACCAAAAAATATCACATTTAAATCTGAAAATGATAATGCTTTCTTTCACGGTAGAGCTATGTCAGACAATGTTGAGTTAATGTGTTCTAGTGTTAAATTGCCACATAGGGATATATTATCACATAGATATGTAACCTATGGTCCAGGTAGAAAAATGCCTTATGCATATGCTTTTGGTTCTGAATTAGAGTGTTTGTTTATAGCTGATAAGTTTTTAAGACAAAGGTCTTGGTTTGAAATGTGGCAAAATCAGGTGTTTGATGAAAAATCACACCATATGAATTATTATGATGAGTATGTAGGTACTATGGAAGTTTATCAGTTAGGTTCATATAGAGAACAGGATGGCGCCCATCCTGTATTTGGTAGTGAAGGTTATTCAGACGCTCATAGAATAACTTATGGTGTAAGATTGCACGAAGTATATCCAGAAACAATAGGAGAGGTACAATATCAAGCAATGACAGACGATATGATACCTATGGATATACCTGTAAAATTTGCATTTAGAAGTTGGGAGAATATAACATTAGATTCAATAGCCAATGTTAGATTTGGTAAAGCAGTTATGGGAGCACATAAACCTAAACCTGCTAAGAACTATGGAATATTTGGAGGCATATTAGGTAAAATGCCACCAGAAATTAAAAGAGCAACTAAAACAGTTATTGGAAAAATTAAAAGAGATATACCAATTGGTAAGGGCACAGGAGGCAGGGTGTTCCCACCATTTGAGATAAATAAGTAATATAATATAAAAGGAGTAAATTATGGCATTGCCTATATTAGAAACAGCGACATATGAATTGACATTACCATCTAAAGATGTTAAAGTGAAATTCAGACCCTTTCTTGTTAAAGAGGAAAAGGTTTTATTACAGGCATTGGAATCGGAAGACGATAAAGAAATAACCAATGCATTGAAACAGATAGTACACTCTTGTACATTTGGATCTATAGATATTAATACACTACCTCTATTTGATGTAGAGTATATATTTTTACAGATAAGAGCAAAATCAGTTGGTGAAATAGCAAAACTTAAATTGCTATGTCCAGATGATGGTAAAAGTTATGCAGAAGTTGAGGTAGATTTGTCTAAAGTGGAAGTACACGTAGAAGACGAACATAATAACAAAATTGTGATTGATGAGCAGAAAAAGATTGGATTAATTATGAGTTATCCTACAATCAATTCAACAGATTTTGCAACTACAGGAAGAGGTATGAAAACTAAGCAAATGTTTGATTTACTGGCGAATACGGTATATCAAGTGTATGAAGGAGATAAGATACACAATGCTACTGATTATAGTAAAGAAGAGTTGCATAAGTTTTTAGAGAGTTTAGATAGTAAAACATATAAGAAAATCAATGATTTCTTTGATACTATGCCTAAACTGAAGCAAGACGTAGAATTAGAGAATCCTAAAACGAAAGTTAAGTCAACAGTTACGTTATCTGGATTATCTGATTTTTTCGTATTGCCCTCTCTCACGAATCGTTAGAGAATTACTATCAGGTGAATTTTGCATTAATGCAACATCATAAATATTCATTGACTGAATTGGAGAATATGGTGCCTTGGGAGAGGGAAATATATGTCAATTTGTTGTCTAATTTTATCAAGGAAGAAAACGATAGAATTAGGTTAAAACAGGCAGGTCAAAAATAGGGGATTTTATGGAAGATTTAATTAAGGTTAAAAAGACTACAGAAGAATACGAAGTAGAGAAGAAAGATTTAATACCTAGTGATGGTGATGAAGCACCTACGTGGTATAATAAGACAGCTGGTATCATAGACAGATT